ATGTAGTACTTTAAGTTAGTACCCGCTGCCAACAAGTTATAACCAATTAGGTTAATCCAATTCCACAAACCTTTTGCTACGCCCCAAAAGGCACCTGTAGATGGCTTTAAGGTCGCGTTGGATGTCCCTGTATCGCGCTGCCATCCGCCAATTTTTTCTGGATAGCCGGAGCGGAATCTGATTTTGTCTCCGTCAAAATACCCGCCCTCGTTGGCAAGGGTAGTGCCTTCTCGGTTAATTCCCGGGCGAAATTGTAGTTTTTGTAATGGCATTGTGTATCCTAGGCCAAGAACATGGCGCGTTCATCAATTCTGCGGTTTTGTAATCCCTTGAGGATTTTTCCACCCGCCATACAATACTTCAAGAATTCTTCTGCGGCCCCTTGAAAATCTCGTCTAATAGCCTTTTGACGCAACGTGCTTCGCTGTAATGTGCCCAAACCAACATTAAAGCTAAAGCTAACAAGAGCATCAAACTGACCTTGGGAAAGGGGTACGGGAACATACTGTGCCACACCCCGCTCAAAGCGAGCCAAATCTGTGCGAAGAATTCCATCTATTTCCTCCATTGAAAAAACCCGATTGTCTTCGGGCTTGAGCGGAACAGACATCCTATCTTCCACTTTAAGTTTCCCCTGTTCGGGGTACATTACATGACCAACGCCAACCGTCCAAAGCTTTGCCGGACATCTGTAAGGTTTTTGTCTTAAACCCTCGTGATGACAAATGACTTTAAGAGCGTTGGCCGAAACATTCATTTGCCGAAGGCTCTGCCGCCAAAATGAAACGCCACAATTGAAGCAAATAGGGTTTGAGTCTCGCTATCCCACAACTGCTCAGCCAAAGCCTCAAAAGATACGCCAGAAGCTATACCATGATAAACGAGGCAGGCGTCGATTCCAACCAGTAAAAAGAAAAATCCGTAAGTGATTACGGGCCTTACTGAAGCGCGAAGGTTTTTCATCCATTGGCTAACTCCATCGTTCAAACTCATGTCATGTGCATAAATAGCCTGCATCTCTGCCTGCTGCGCCGCAACAATTGATTGCTTCTCTTGTGATTTTGTCTCTAGCTCAAGTTCTTGAAGGTGTATTTGCTCAATCTTTTCTTGAACATCATAGCCAAGTTTTTTTAGCTGAAGCTCCCGCTCAATCTGCATCTGAGCCAACGCAATCTCGTGTTTTTTGTCGGCGCGGTCTTGAAACAAGTCCAAAAGCTTGGGCAGTCCACCAGCCAGAAAAGACACTAAAGTTGATAGTAATGTAAACATAGCTTTTCTTTAAGCTGTGCGGTTCCACATGTAAACAACAATGTAGGGCTGCAAGTTTGCATTCGTTCCCGATACGCCTGAAGTGCTGTTTGCAACTGATATTCCAGTTACTGCGGCAGATGTTGTCACACCTGTAACTGCGGCAAAAGGTGTTGGGCCGCCTGAAAGACCAACTTGAGTAGATGAACCAACAACAGTATGCGTATGGCTCGGGTCTGTTATCGTTGCTGTGTGGGTGTGGCTTACAACTATGGCGTCAGCAGAGCCGCCTGTTGTTCCGGCAGAATATCCACCCCCATTACCAATCAAGACCCTACCTGCGCCAAAGGAAACCCAAGTGCCGACCCCAAATAAACTAGCAGGGTTAGTGCTGACTGTGCTCGTGTAGATTGAACCCACGGGATATAAAGTGTCAGCAATAGTGGCTAAAGGTGTAGCTGCGGCCTGAACAAATGCGGTGGTGGCAACTTGTGTAGTGTTAGTCCCAACTGACGCAGTGGGTGCAGTGGGTATACCTGTTAGAGCCGTATTGACATAGTTGTTCGCAGCCACAATGTCTGTGCCGTTGCATACGAGAGTGACCTTAGACCCGTTGATAACAGAAACGCCGGTCAACCCGCTGACCTTCACGGTAACTTGGCCCGATGAAGTGTTGTTGTAGATGTAGTACAGCTTCTTGTTAGCGGGAACTATTAAGTTGGTGTTTGTTCCGCCGGTGCCGGTCAACTCAATGAACATGTTTCTGGCGACACCAGACGCACCATTCGGGATGGTAATTGTGGTATCGGTTCCTGTGGCAACGGCTTGAGTTACATAGCCGGAAATGGCTTGCTCAACAAGAGTTCCGAGATTCGTATTGGTTGTGGATCCCCAGTTGCCCGCCTGTTCGCCAGCGCCAATAAGTTCTAGAGCTAGGTTGCTAGAATACGTACTCGACATGTTGAGGTTCCTTTCTCGCTGTTTATACTCCCATTATAGGTGTAAACGCTTTTATAATATCACTTGTCCTGCTTAAGTTCAAGCTTGTCCATGATCTTGCTGAACATTTCCTTGATGTCGCGCATGTCTTCTCTGTAGTCGTCGCGCTGGACGTAGACTTTAGGAATCTCTTCACGCAGCTTGGCAAGGTCAGACTTTAAGTCTTTTACAGCCGCCCAAAGCTCACGAGCAAACCATCCGCAAACTGCCATGCAGAATCCGAGACCAATGTTAATGAGTAGTTGGGCGTCCATGTTTTTACCAAGTCACAGGTTGATTTGTAATCTTACGCAGACCAAGATTGATTGCTGTAAGCGCTAAGGCTTGCAGTTCAGCGCCAACGATAAAGCCAAACTTCATCTGAAGGCCAAGTCCCGCCGCGCACAGTACGTTCACCCAGAAAGTCTTAGACAAGTAAAACTTCTTACCTGTCATTTGGCTTACTACAACCTCTGAGGTCGCGGCGGAGATAGCAGTGTTGATATCGCTCATTTCAGTGTTTCTTTAGCCAACCAACGCTTTTACTTCATCTTGGGTCAAACCCAACTTAGCCAGTTTAGCTAGTGCAGAAGCCTTAATATCAATAGCGGCTTGTGCTTTAGCTGCTACTGCGGCTTTGGTAGATTCCCAAAGTGCATCAAGTTCAGCTTGCGTTGGTTTTGGTGATTCGTCAAACCACTCAAGGCCTTTATAAAAATCGCCATTTAATAGCCATTTTTTTTCAGCATAATTTATAGAAAGAATTAAAGAATAATCAATCATGCTGCAATTTCCATCAATGTAATTGATGCTGCCACTCTTGAGTCATAATAGCTAGTATCTCTATCCCCTTGAGTTCTGTTTACAAAAACCACCTGAGAATTGCCGTCTGCACCAATTTGAACCTTGTAAGTAACAGATAAAGTAGTTGCTGGAGAATCTAAAAAAGTTCCGCCTAACTGCGCTAAATAAAAACCACCAGAAGCCCCCGGGCTTGCAATGTAAAATTGACCCATTGATTGTGGGCGACTACTTGCTGCATCGCCGACATAAATGGCTGTGCTACCTCTAAGAAGTCTAGCTCTAATGGTTGAGTAATCTTGTCCACCAGCACCTTTCATATCTACAGTAACTAAGATTTTGTTAGATGTGCTAATTGGTGTGATTGATGCGGACATTCCTGAAACATCAGCCCATACTGCACCTATTGAACTTGCAAAAGAATCTGTTTTTACAACTTGAACCACTTGCATTACTTTACCAGCACTAGCCTGTACCGTGCTGTTAGGGAATGTTATCCCGTTTGTTCCATCTATTGTTACTGCCATTTTTATGCTCCTTTAGGCATTGCTGCCTTAATTTCATCGACTGTGCTTGCAGCATCAATTTGAGTTTGCATTGCAGCGTACTTGTCCCGAATAGCCTGACGCGCAGCCTCAGCGGCAGCGGCTTCAGCAGGAATAGTCGCCTTGATGTCCAACGGCGCAAATTCAGTGGCACGGGCCTCACGGCGCTTATCGTGGGCAATGGATTTAGCTTTGGTAATGTTTACGATAATCATGCTGTGTACTCCCATGCGTCACGGAATGTGCGGTCTGTTGGGATGTCTGCCACATCCAAAATCTTGTATGGTTTTCCAGCGGGAACGTCTTTGACGGCAATTTCCTCAATGGTTAAACCGCACTCAGCGGCTGGAACGATCACGGCCACGCCACCATCGTCAGTTGGGTAAATGATTCGTTTGTTCATTTTTGTTCCTTTGAATTAGCGGAAAACGGCAACCATACAGAATGCCTCGTCTTGCAAAGTACCCGGCGTACTCGGGTTTACAACATAAATTGGATTTGTCGTGGTAGTTGGAGAACCATCACGATTAACTGTGATAATTGATTGAACTCCGCCGCCAGTTCTGGCGTTCATGGTGCAACAGTAATTTGTATCCGGCATTGCAGTTGTAAAGTTCATTATGTAGTTACCAACACCAGCATCCGTGATGCTAGAAACGTTACCCGCCGCACGAATCGCTACCGTACCTGTGCCGTTAAAGTTTACCCAAGCACGACATCCATAAGCTGTAGCGACTGAGCCGTAGCCTGAATTCATCTGTAGGTTGCCGCTAGTGTCTAGGGCCAGCGCAGTAGTAGGAGTAGAACCTGTTTTAAGCTCTAATACACCAGAGGTGTCAGAAGATATGGAAGTGCCGTTGTTCGTGGCATTTCCTGCTGTGATAATGTTAGACATTGTTTATTCTCCAACTAATGATTTAACTTCGTCTTGGGTTAAACCCAATGCGGCTAATTTAGCTAATGCAGAAACCCTTGTATCAATGACTGCTTGTGCTTTAGCAGCTAATGCGGCTTTGGTAGATTCCCAAAGCGCGGCAAGTTCAGCTTGCGTTGGTTTTGGGCTTGAATCTAACCAATTTAAACCATCATAAGAATCGCCATTTAATGCCCATTGTTTGCCTACATAATTTGAAGATAAAATTTGTGAATAGTCAATCATGCTGCAATCTCCATAACTGTTATTGAGGACGCTAACCGGGGGTCATAGTTGGCGTTATCTCTGTCAGCAACCGTCCTGTTTAAATAAGAAGTTACGCCGCCATTATTCAACATTTGTATTTTATAAGTTGTGGCTGATGTGGTGGCAGGAGAATCCAAGTATTGACCACAACCCAAATAATAAGCATATATATTTGCTGAAGCACCTGCGTTTGTAGCTTGTGGTCTAGAACCTGCCGCATCGCCAACAAAAATGGCGGTTGATCCTCGCACTAGACGCACAAAAGTTCCAGCTAATGCGGGGTCTGCTGCGGTTTGCGCCGTGTACATTACCAAAATTTTACTCGTGGCAAACTTTGGTGTAATAGAAACCGAAAATCCAGTTACATCAACATAAGAAGATGAGCTAGTAGAAAAGGTATCGGTTTTGGCTACACTAACCACTTGCAACACACTACCTGATTGTGGGCTGCCAGTAGTTACCATTGTTCCTGTGCTTGCTGGTAACGTAATAGTATTTGTACCAGCTACTGCGGGAGCAGCTAGTGTGATTGCGCCGGATGTATCTCCAGCAATAACAACTGAACTCATTGTGTTCTCCTTACAGAATTACCCAGCGGCTGCCGCTTGGTACAGTTACTGATTGACCGCTTGCTACGGTAATTGGGCCTACGCTCATTGCGCTAGAACCCGATGGGATGCTGTAGCTTGCGGCTACGGTGTTTGAGTTCACCACAATACCGTTACTAGCAACAACTTGAGATGCTTGTAGGTCACCAGTAGAGGGCTTGTACAGCAGCTTTGCGTTCGATGTGTTTACAGCAGATACAGTACCCGATGTCGCAGTAGCAAACAATGGGTATAGGTTACTTGCTGTAGATGTATCGTTTGTTACAGTAACGGCTGCACCAGCAGAACCCCATGTAAATGCAGAACCATTCCATGTCAAAGACGTAGAAGCAGTAGTGGGGGCGGTGATGAAACTTGTTGCGCCCGAACCAGTCTGGTAAGGAATCTGATTAGCTGCGCCGCCAGCCACGTTGGTAGCTGTAGTAGCGGTGGTGGCAGAAGTAGCAGAAGTAGCGGTTGCAGCGTTGCCGCCGATAGATAAGCTGGTAGCAGTTCCAGTCAAGCCTGTTCCGGGGCCAGCAAAACCGCCAGCAGTCAGGGTAGTGCCGTTAAATGTCAAGCTGGCAGAACCAGCCAAAGCGCCAGAACTGTTAAATTGAACTTGAGTATTAGAACCGCCAACAACACCAGTGGCTTTAGAAGCCATAGTCTGCACTACGCCAGAACTGTCCTTATAAAATAATTTTCCATCTGCCGTGTTGATCGCCAACTCGCCCTGTACGAGGTTAGCCGCCAAGGGAACAGCCGAAGCTGTTGCACTTGAGTAATTTTGAATGGGCGTATATCCGCTTTGTGACATTTGTGTTACTCCTTAGAATGTGCCGCCGGAGATGGAGGTAACTCCGTATCCCGATAGTGTAGTGGGTTTGCTTGTTAAATCTGCAAATGAACCAGAAAAAAGTGTTGGCTTATTTGTCAGATCGGCGTAAGAACCGCTGGTCGCCACAGTTGCCAAGCTGGAGGTGTTAGCCTTCAGAGCAAGAGCACTGTCTACTGCGGTCTTTGTGTAAGCATCAGTGATTCCGTAACCACTCAAAGTGGTGGCTTTTGCGGCGTAGGTAGATGCTGCTGTCGCTGCGGTAATTGCGTCTGTGATTCCATATCCAGCCAATGTTGTGGCTTTATCGGCCTTACCTGAGACCACAGTTGTCAGGGCTGAGGCGGCAGATTCATCAGAACGCAATTGGTTTGCAATTTCAACCAAGGTATCAAGGGCTGCTGGGGCGGCTCCCACAACGGCTTGGATTGCAGTGTTGATTGCAGAATCTGTTGCTGTCTTGGTGTAAGCATCTGTAATACCGTAGCCAGCAAGTGTAGTAGCTTTATCAGCTTTGTTTGAAATTGCTGTGGTTACATTTGCCGAAGTTTGGTAGCCCGCATCATTGGTGAATGCAGAAACAACGGTTGGTACGGTTGGAATAGTGGGCTTATTGGTTAAATCCACATAAGAACCCGATGTTGACACCGCTGCCAAAGAGCTAATATTTGCCTTGCCTGCAATCGCTGTAGTAATCGCAGAAGAGACCGCAGCAGAAGTCTGATAACCTGCATCGTTTGTAAATGCGCTTACCAAAGTAGGAACGGTAGGAATGGTGGGTTTGCCAGTCAAATCAGCATATGCACCAGAAGTAGCTACAGTCGCCAAAGAAGACGTATTTGCTTTCAGGGCAAGAGCGCTATCTACCGCTGTTTTGGTATAGGCATCAGTGATTCCATAACCACCCAGAGTAGTAGCCTTATCTGCTTTGTTTGCAATCGCAGTAGTTACGTTGGCTGCGGTTTGGTAACCAGAGTCGTTTGTAAATGCGCTAACAGCAGTAGGAACTGTTGGGATGGTAGGCTTGCCAGTCAGGTCAGCATAGGCACCAGAGAACAGAGTTGGTTTACCTGTCAGGTCAGAATACGCTCCAGAGAAGAGTGTAGGCTTACCAGTCAGATCGCCGTAATCCCCAGAAGTTGCAACTGTAGACAAGCTGGGTTTACCAGACAAGTCAGAGTAAACACCAGAGAACAGGGTAGGCTTGTTAGACAGATCAGCGTAAGAACCGCTTGTAGCCACTGTAGCGAGGCTGGAGGTGTTAGCCTTGCCAGCGATAGCGGTAGTTACGTGAGCTTCGGTAGCCAAAGCAACTTCTTGAGTTGTGGGGCCAGCCATCCACTTGCCTACGGATTCTTTCCAGATCAGACGCTGACGAGCCAAGTCGCCACGATCCACGTCCAAACCAGCCACGTCCAAGCTAACTCCAGTACCAGACTCACCCTTGTTTACAGTAATGATGTTGTCTTTAACGGTCATCACTGTAGAGTTCACGGTAGTAGGTGTACCTGCTACGGTAAAGTTACCTGAAACAGTCAGGTTGCCCGAAACGGTTTGGTCACCCACGGTAGCCACGGTAGGGGCGGTCATGGTGATTTGTGTAGCAGAACTCAAGCGTGTCAGACCGCCTGTACCAGTAGACTGAATCACCACGTCGGCGTTAGAGCCAGTAGTTCCTACGGTTGTAGAAGCTGCGGAGTCAAGCACCAAAGTACCAGAGCCGCTGGTAGAAATACGCATACCTTGATTTACATCAGAGGTAAAGTTAATGGTGTTAGCAGAAGAACCCAAAACAGGCACGCCGTCCACGTACAAGGTGTTTGCGTCAATCCGCATTTCCTTGGTGTAGATGGCTTTAAACTTCTTGGTAGGAGAACCGATGTCGTAAACGCCAGTCTGTGAAGGAATGATGTCTCCAGACAAAGAGGCGATGTTTGCAGGAGCAAAACCCAGAGCGGTCTGGATAGAGCTAGAGGTTACCGATGCGTCAGAACCTGCGGGGCCTGTAGCACCTGTATCACCTTTAACACCTTGAGCGCCAGTAGAACCAGTGTCTCCCTTAGCGCCTTGGATACCTTGAATGCCTTGAGGGCCAGTCAATCCTGTGTCGCCCTTGGCACCCTGAGCACCAGTAGCGCCAGTTAAACCTTGTGGGCCTTGGGGGCCAGTAGCACCTGTAGCACCAGCCGCTCCAGTAGCGCCTGTATCTCCTTTGAGACCTTGAATACCCTGTGGGCCTGTAGCTCCGGTGTCACCTTTAAGACCTTGGATACCTTGAGCGCCAGTTGCGCCTGTATCGCCCTTCAGACCTTGAGGGCATTGAATACATTGTGCGCCTGTATCGCCTTTAGCTCCGGTAGCACCTGTGGCTCCGGTATCGCCCT